CTTATTGGAATAGTAGTAACTACTATACTTAAGAGTACTAGCAACATAATGTGTACCTCGATTAGGAAAGGACTAACTTTGTATCTCTACAAAGTTAGTCCTTAAATGTGTTATTTGCGTTTCAATGGACGATGAAGGACGTTGTAAGCGAATTGATATCGAATGCCTACACTTTTTGCGATTTGCGAGATTGTCTTGCCTTCAAGACTCAATTCGCGAATTCGTTGAGACTTACTTTTTGTCTCAACTTTCTCTTCGATTTTGGATTCAATTTTCATGTCGATGTACCTCGAATTGAATGAGTAAATAAAATGACTAAGTTTTGAAAGATCGAATTTATTTGTATATGTAATTGTTATTATGTATATATTATATAGCAAAGCCTAGTAGAAGGCAATGATATATTCATTTCTCGTTCCTATCGAGATTGTGATTATGATTCATATTTTATATCGAGGTGTAAGGTGTAAGGTGTAAGGTGCTAGTAATTTTATGTAACGAATTTATGTAAATAACAAGAGGTTCTGTAGAACCGAAAAAAATATGTTGGGATAATCGCAAAACCCTCAAGGTCACTTAACTTAAGTAGCTAACCTTAACTTACCTTAACTTAACTACTTGCTTTTCTCTTGGAAATCCTATATTATATTCATATACATAAGGACTAAAGTTGTTCACGTTATGGAGCTTCAATCCCAATCCCAATCCCAATCCCAATCACCATCAGCCCTAACATGTTTTGGTACGCCAAAGGTTCAACTTATATCTGAGCTGGCAACTCTTACTCCGATTACCGATACGGGACTCCCTGAATATCTTATTCGGCCTGATTTACTTCCAATTGCCGCTTCTGCAGATAGCATTACAACCGAAGTTTTACATGCTGCAAAGATATTTGTTTCATATGCGCAGGGTTATCCAACATTTGCTGAAACAGATCAGCCTTTGTGGTTCCAAGCCTCTTACGAGCCTGATGAAGCCTTTGAAGCCTTTGAGACATATCTTGAACAAGGAGCTCAGAAAGGTTTTAGACAATTGGTCGATCCTACTAATCTTCCCTCTGATCAGCCGAGTCTGACTGAATGGTTCTATTTGTATTACTGGGCTACTAGGTGCCAAGCTTATGATGCTTTTAAGCAGGTAGCGAGTTCATTCTTAATGGCACAACGCCGCATGGATATGAATGAGGACCACTATGGTAAAGGCAGTACTTTATTGGAGCAGGCCTTCTCAAGGTTACAAGACACTGATTTATCGGCGCGTGAAGCGGTGGAGGTCGGAAAATTTGCAGCTAAACTCCAAAGAGATGCCGTTACAGAATTTCAATCTCAGTCCCAATCTAAATCAGGTATAAATTTAGAAATAGCCGTTGGACAAGGAAATACTACTACTTCTTCGGCCCGTAATAGTCGGGGGGCTGCGCTGGTTGATAAGGCTTTATCCGATCCTGAGACTGCACGTACCTTGCAGCAGATTATAATTCGCCTCCATGTGGATAAATGATGAACCATCTAACTTCTGATGATCTACAAGCCCTAGAGCGTCTTACCCCCGCAACGTTAGCTACCAGATTATCAGGAGGCTCTTGGCAGCCCGCTCGGCACTTGCTTTTAATTGCACTTGAGATTGCAGTAGCAATTAGACAAGGATGTCGTAACTTAATCGTGTGTGCTCCTCCACGCCACGGCAAAACGGAGCTAATCTCCTGCTGGACGCCTATCTGGGCTCTTGATCGTAATCCTGATCATCATATTATTTTGACAGGCTACGGAGCTGAGCTCGTAAGAGGGTTCTCAAGGCGTGTTCGGGATACCATTATATACTGGACGCAAGAAGGGGATACCCGCAATTATCTGCGCTGCCCCCTGAAACAAGACAGCAAGAATGTAGATGCGTGGGAAACACAAGCCGGTGGCGGTATGTATGCAATGGGAGTTGGAGGTACAATCCTTGGGCGTGGCGGCAATGTATTAATTATCGACGACTATATCAAGAATGTCAAGGAAGCAGAATCTGCAACAATGCTGCAGGATCTGTGGGATTGGTTCCGAGGCGTCTCTTTGAGCCGTCTTGAACCAGGCGCCGTTCAGATTATTGTAGCGTCTCGCTGGAATAAGAAAGATCTGGTGGGACGCATTTTGGAAGAGGAACCAGGATTATGGAAGATTATCAATTTCCCAGCGCTTGCTCTTGATCCCGAGAAGTTTGGTCCTGATCTTCTCGGACGTGCAAAGGATATTGCACTGTGGCCTGAACGGTATTCAACCGAACACATTAAAATGTTGCGCAAACGTATGGGTAGCTATCTATTTGATGCGCAATACCAACAAGCTCCGCACGCCCGTGCTGCCGACAGTGAAAGAACTAGTAGCATTGTTATCTCGGATATTGTTCCTGAAAATCCAATGTTTCGCCGCTGCCGCTCGTGGGACCTGGCCGCTTCGGGGAAAAAAGGTGACCTAATGATTGGATCACTGATAATGCGTGATGATGTTCGCAAGAAAACTATTTTCTTGGATGTTTTTGAGACGGCTCCTAGAGCAGGTATTGTTGAGCGTCATATTATCGAGCATGCTAAGGTAGATGGAATTGCAATTCCAATCATTATTGAACAGGAGCCTGGATCAGCAGGTAAAATTTGGGCTGAGAGCTTGAAAGAAAAATTGCCTGGTTATATGGTGAAGTTTCGGGCTTCAACAGGATCTAAGTGGATTAGAGCTCAGCCGCTTATTACTGCCGCTGAGAACAATAAAATTGAGCTAAAACGCGGTGCATGGAACGATCGGTGGCTAGATGAGTTCTGTAGCTTTGATGGGGCCAGCGGAGGGGAAGATAATAGGGTTGATTCGGCTTCGTTAGGTTTTAACTACTTAAATGGTAAAATACAACATGCAGGAACTTGGGGAAGAGTTGCGAGGCCTTCGGATATTGTGTCCAAGCCTCGCGGAGCATTGATTGTAGGTCCAACTTTTGGAAGAGGTTAAATATGAGTATAGGATCAGGTATAAGTGTTCTTCTTAACCGCTTGTCATGGGCGGCACGAGCTGGATTACAATTTGAGGGGAAACGAAATCTGTATGCAGTATTTGGGTATAAGACGCGTTTAGTATTTCAGGACTTTATTGAAAAGTATGCTCGTCAGGGTATTGCAAAGCGTATTATCGATCAGCCAGTTTCTTCTACGTGGAATTTTCCTCCTACGATGGCGAGCCCTGATGATATGGTAACTGCTTGGAATAAAATCTTGAATCAATTTCCTAATTTTTGGCATACAGTTCAGAAAGCTGATAGATTATCAGGTTTAGGACGTTATTCTACCATTTTAATTGGTTACAGCGATGTACACAATAATAAGGATATGGCTAAGCCTGTAGCTCAAAAAGCTGATATTCTTTACTTCCAACCTTATAGTGAAATGTCCAGTACAATTAAGGGATTTGTTTCTGACGCTTCTAATTCCAGATTTGGATTGCCTGAGTATTATTCTATCAATTTATTTAATCCCTCATTGGCAACGCAAACTAGTTACATATCTACACAGCCACAAGACGAGGTCGTACGAGGGCGTGCTACAGATGTGCACTGGACGCGTATTATTCATATAGCAGATTCAGCATTGGAAGATGAAATCTTTGGTATTCCGCGCCTTATGCCTATATATAACGATTTGGATGACTTACTTAAAGTAGGAGGTGGGGCTTCCGAAATGTTCTGGCTCAGTGCCAGAAAAGGTATACAGGTAGATGTAGATAAGGATATGGAACTTGACGAGGGAGATGCACAAAACTTGCAAGATGAAATTGAAGAATACCAACATGAACTCCGACGTATCATACGTACTAAAGGGGTAAAGATCAATAGTCTCGGAGCTGATGTAGAAAGTCCTAAAGATACTGTTGAGGTAATTATGCAAGCTATTTCAGCTGAGACAGGTATCCCGAAGTCGATCTTGTTAGGCATGGCTAGTGGCCGCTTAGCTTCTGCCCAGGATAGAGCTAACTATGCTACACTTATTGAGGCCCGTCGTACAGAATTTGCAGTCCCTTGTATACTTATGCCAATTGTACACGCTCTTCAGCTTACGAATAAGCTACCTAAAGGAGTCCCGATATGGATGTGGAAGAGCGCTTTCCACCTCTCCCCTCTAGAGGAAGGACAAGCTCGAGCCCAAATGGCCCGTTCAACCATCAATCTTAGTAAGGCATTGAATCTTACAGTTCCTAAAGGTACTCCGATGCCCACATTCATTAGCCCCGCCGAAGCCCGATTGATGCTTGGATTTTCTGCTGAGTTATCCAATACACCTCAGAAACCTATGGGAATTTGAGAATTTCTTTGAAAACACTTGATTTTTCCTTGAGAATCCTATATTATATTCGTATAGAAGTTTTTGGGAGCTTAATGTGCTGAATCTGCGTTTACAAGCTTCATCGGTTGATGGC